TGCGCCAACTCCGCTGCAATGTCAGATTTGCTATGCAAGCCTTCGCCGGTCATTGCTGAAGTGTGGCGAGAATAGTGATCACCCTGTTCAATGATGTCGCGCTCTGAGTAAAGATTGCTCATTGGCCTTGCTCCTGCTTTATCAGATCACCAGCCCATCCATTAGCAACACATAGGGCGTCATTTCGGTACCGTCTGGCGCCCTGCACAGCGCACGAACGCCAATCATCCAGTTACGCGGCCGCTTGATTAGCTGGTCGGCTAGGTATTCACCCATCGGGCACCAGCCACCCATCCGCATAAATGCCTGCGCGGTGGTGTACTGGTAACCGTCTTTCGGGCTTAGCAGGCCTTCCCACGTAAACAGGTGGCAGGTCGAAAACATCTTGTGGTCGCGGCTGTAATTGCTGTTGGCCTTTCCCCGGCTGCGTGACCTAGGCATTGGATTCGCGCTCCGCCCACTCTTCCATCAGAATTGAAACGGCTTGCTTTGCGTAACTGACCGCTTCGTAAGTGTCTTCAATCTTGGTCAGTGCACTGGCCAGGGCATGCACTTCGGCGTACTCGCGTTTTGTGAGACCTGCTTCTTCGGCAACTTTCAAGCCATATTCGTCAAAGAAATCACGGGGCATGGCCGGCCGGTCAGCGTTTTCACTTTCAGGGGTGGCGGCAACTGTCCCCAGTTTAAAAATGGACTGCACTTCTGCCTGCACCTCTTGCTTTGCTTCGTGCTGAACCGACAGCTGCGAAGCAAACTCAGGCGCAACTACTTCTCGCTCACCCACAAAAAACCGCGTAATCGCTCCTTGGCGCCAAAGCTTTAGCACCGGATAGCCCCGAGCCATGGTGCAAACCATAATGCCGTTGTCGGTTGATCGCGCATCAGTTGCCATTGCACTGATTCTGTCCCAAGGGTCGAACTGGCTCATGACTCACGCTCCGCTTGCTTCTTCAGATAGATTTCTTCGCGATCAACAGAAATGCTCTGGGGCGCATCCACTGCAATCCGAACCTGGTTAGCATGCATGCCGATCAGCGTTGCCTTAATCACTTCACCGCTTGCGGTTCTAAACACCAGGGCCTGACCCGGTCTGCGAGATAAAATAAGTGCCATAAATTCCCCCATTCGTTTGATGGCTATCGGCTTGGGCGCCGGTCGCACTCTTTGAAGAACTCTGATGCCACATCCAGAAAATCCCAGCGGGCAAAAACGCAGGCTTTTTTAATATCGCCTGTGACGTGCTGAACATAAGCTTTGAAACTAAGCTGCGGATGAATCCGGTCCCCGTCTTTTGAATAGACAAGAAACCCTTTCCCCTGGCACTTATGGCAGTCTGATTCAGTGTCTTGCCCGCAGCAGTGACACGAATCTTCCAAAAAACCTGCGCCTTCGCACTCGCCACACTCAAAGCTGAAATCTTCCTCATCGATTCCCTTCTCAACCATCTCCTGCCACTCTGAGAACTCGATAAACCGGCCCATCACGCCACCTCTTCCTTCGGCTGTGGCTTTTTGTCCAGGGCATCCGCTGCTGCAGTCGCGCTCACTTCGTCATCACCCACGAAATACAGAGGACAGCCGTGACTAATCTCGACCGTGACCAGCTCACACCAAGGCCGCATCCGCCGCTCGGCTATTTGTGATGGCTCAGCGATGGCCAAGATAATGAGCTGCTGCAGGCGCTCGTAACAGATCATGCTGCACCAGATGGTGTTGGCTGCCCGTTTACCACGGCCCTTGCTAAGCGGAAGGCCACAACGCGACCTGCACTGACGGACTGCTCACGCGGCTTGAAGCGGAAGTGGTTAGCGCCGGCAAGCTGAGAGTCGCAACCCAAAGAGTTGGCGAATTGGATGATGGACATGATGGGCGTGGTGTCTGGGAGTTCTATAATGATTGTAGCCATGGTGATTCCCCTGCTTATGCGTACTGAGATTTGAGAGCTGATTGGCTTAGCGCCTGTGCTAATTTGCGTCGTGATTGCCCGGCTTTTCCCAGCTGGTTGCGCCGTTGTAGCTGTCACCGCCTGTCGCCACCCACTGAAGCCCAAGCTCGTCCACTGCAATACACCCGGGCTCTTGGCCGCCTGGGTTGTCCAGGTGGAGCTTCCAGCCAACCGCTTCGCCATCAAAAAAGATGACGTAGCCGCCGCTTTCTGTTTTGTCGTACAGATCACGGAAGTCTTGGGACTGCTGAGAAATGCGTTCACTCGTCAACATGGTGAATCTCCTGCTTATGCGTACTGAGAGCTGATTGGCTTGCGACCAATCCGGCTGGCGGTGACTTGTGGGCGTGATGAACTGATTGATGAGGGACGACTGCGCAGCGCTGGTGCCATAGCGAAAACCATCAAGGCCCAAGTCAGCATGCGAGCGCGGAACAAGCCCGCCATCCAGCCCTGGCTGATCAGATCCACTCTGCTGTGGGCGTGGAACTGGTCCTTGGCTTCGTCAAGGTGCCACGAAACGGTGTCTGGCGAGATGCCCAGGTCGCGGGCAATTTCTTTGGCGCTCATACCGCGAGCGGCGAGCATGACGACCTGTCCACGGCGTGGCGGTAAAAGTGTTGCGTCCGCCAGCTCTACGAGCATGCGTGGGTAGGTTGGTTTAAGTTTGCGTCCCATGATGTTGTCTCCCTGATCAACGTTGTGGGGCAAATATACGACAGCGTATATGTTGAGTCAATACGCAAACGCATAATTATTCGCAGGCATGACAAAATTGGCCCAAGACCTTGGGCGGAGAGAACGGTTCGAAGCGGAAGTCTGGGGAATTACTTCGTCAGGTACCGGGCAGAAGCGGTAGCACTATCGAGAAAGTAAATGGTAGCCTTCTGACAAAAAGCACTATGGAGAATTTCATGCAAAGGACTACTTTGGCGGTTGATTCTCAAAACGCCTCAAGCTGGCAAATAGTAATTCTTTTTTTATCGGTCTACGTGATCGCCGCCTTAACAGTAGATACACTTTTCGATCTGCCAGACGACGTGTCGAGCATCCTAAATACAATTGATAACGCTGTTTGCTTTATATTTCTCGGAGATTTTTTTTGGCGACTGTCAGTGGCTCAGCAGAAAAAAGATTTCATGAAATGGGGTTGGATTGACTTTATCTCTAGCATCCCAACGCTGGAGTCTTTGCGCTGGGCACGCGCTGTGAGGGTCGTACGCATTCTAAGGGTGCTCAGGGGGGCTAGATCTGCCAAGGTGCTGATACAGCACTTTTTTAGAAATCGCGCAAAAGGGGCATTTTTTAGCGTCTCTATGATTTCATTTGTGCTGGTTACTTTCGGCTCTATTGCGATTCTTCAGGTCGAGCCAATGCTCCCGGAATCCAATATCAAAACCGGAAGCGATGCACTGTGGTGGGCGTTTGTAACAATCACCACTGTCGGTTATGGCGACTTTTACCCCGTTTCAACGATAGGGAGAATTATCGCGGCAGTGCTCATGACCGCCGGCGTAGGCCTGTTCGGGACTTTCACCGCGTACGTTGCTAATATTTTTATTGGGCAGGCTGGGGCGGAAGAACCGATGGAGCCAGATCCTATTGCCCAGCTGGAAAGGCTTGGCTTGCTGAGGCAAAAAGACTACATCACTGAACTTGAATTTAATAACACCAAGCTAGTGCTACTCGGAAAACTGACGGAGAAGGCTAAGTGATCATGCGATATGGACGACAATTGCCAATCCTATTTTCAGCTCTGATTCTGTCTTGCGTTACATTTGCCCAGGCCGACCTAGTAAAAAAATCAAAGTCTGGACTTTGCCATTCACCGGCGAGCTCCTATTACGATCGGACCAAGAGCTACACAGCGTTTGATTCAGTAAATGCTTGCCTGTCTTCCGGTGGACGTCTGCCAAAGGGCATGAACGGCAAGGGTAAAGCCACGGCAGCAGCCTTAGCCGATAAAGGCTATTCCAGGGATAAGTTCGGCAGCGGCTGGGCCGATATCGATGGTGACTGCCAGAACAGCCGTGCAGAGGCACTGATTGATCAATCGACTACCAGGGTGCGATTTGCAGATGAAAGACTCTGTCGCGTTGTCACAGGCCGCTGGATCAGCCCATTTACCGGAAAGGTTATACAGAATGCCGGTGATATCGACATAGATCATGTGGTGCCCTTGAAGTGGGCCTGGGATCATGGCGCCAGCAATTGGCTCGAGGACAAGCGGGAGCGATTTGCTAACGACCCTGTGAATCTTTTCAGCGTAGAGCTAAGCCTCAACAGGCAGAAAGGCGCCAAAGGCCCAGAGGACTGGTTACCGCCAGCTGGTAAGTGCGGTTACGTAAGCAGGTTTGTCAGGATTGTGAAAGTTTATGGCCTAAAGCCGAGACAAGACCAATTTCATATTTACAAGCAGCAGCTGGCGGATTATTGCGGGTAATAAAAAGCCCGCTCAATGGCGGGTCTTTAAGGCTAGCTAAGCTCTAGTTCACCAGACTTGCCTTTGGGCTCGGCACTCTCAACGTACATTAGGCGCGGGCGCCCTTGCCCGTCCATTTGATACTTTCCTGAAACCTCTACGCTGTGGCCTATCAGCCGCCTGGCAAGGTCTGCGGTCATACCCTTTATCACGCAACGAATTACGCCGTCCGTCGTTCTGAGGTTAAAGCGATTTTTGTCGAGATCTGCCCCCCGAACCACGCCGATCAAACTGCCGGTCTTATACTGGCCCTCCAGAGGCTTTTTAAGCGCCTCCCTAAGAACCACTCGCTCCCTTTGAGATAGCCTGGCGGTGCCATGACCTTTTGCAGATAGCCCCAATGTGTGAATACCCTTTCTGCCTGTTGGCGCGAACTCCAGCAAAGCGGAGAGCGAAGCGTCCCTAATCGCAGGATCTGGTATGAATTCTTGAATCGACGCAAAAACGGTTTCATCGTCAATGTATGCGGCCGCCTTCGGAAGATCTTGAAAAATGCTTATCAGCTTATTAGATAACTCGTGGTCTTCCTCTAATATATCGGCAGTTGGCGGCATGAGCTTTGTCCCCACCCAAATGCTTCCAGGCGCAATTCCAGTGAGTCTGAAATCCAGCTTTCTGCTAAGTGCTGCACCATTTTTATCATACAGCTCCAACACGCTACCGGAGAGCCTCCTTAAATTTTTCTCTACGGATGTGGTGATCCAGTTCAACGAAGAAAGCCACGGTAGTTCATGGCTTGCACCTGGCCCCTCGGCGTGAAAAACCATATCAGAGGCGTCAAGGAGTTTTGCTAAGGGCAAGCTTTCTTCGGCAATTCTCCTGATTTTATCGATACTACCGTTAACTACTTGGGCAGGAGTGAATTCCACGCCTACACTTCGTGCGAGGTTAGCTTCTCCAATCATATTTTCAAGGAACACTCTCATGGAGTCGAGGCTGTTCTCCGTATTATTCATGGCCAAATCCTCAATATTCCCTTTTTGTGACGAGATGTCAGAGTTGTTCCTGCTGCACCTTTATCGCCCAGATACTGAAAATATTCCTTCAAGCTCTCTGGAATCGCAGGATGTTCCAGCCAAACGTCCAGCCCATACTGAGCCTTAATTTGATCATGCCTGAAACGTATGAGTAAACCTTCTTTGATTGCATCGTTGTGAGCTTTCGAAATATCAATCACTAAATCGATGTCGTCAGGCTCCTGCTTTTGACGAACAAAACTACCGTCAATAAATATAGGACAGTTAAATTGCTTGATCCATTGCTGATGTCTCAAAAAAATAATTAAATTTTCTAGAAGAATTGTTCGATGAGGATTCCAGCAGAACTGGGCCTTGATCTCGGGAAGAGTGCAGTTGTGTACCCCTTCGGGCAAAAATCCATAACTATTAAAATCAGGAATCGACATCTAAACTTCCCTGTTGACTCATACGTGGCATCGGCCCCAAAAACACAAATTTGGCGTATTTGAGATTATTTTTTTATAGTTCGCTTAGGTACCCTGCATATAGCTCATCTCAGCACAGACCACCAGAACACCCGCCCGATGATCCGGATATTCTCTTCAACCACCCGCGCTGCGGTGTAGTCCTCGGCCTCATGCTCAATTGAGTTCTGGCTCACGATCTTGATTCCGCCACCTGGACGCCGGCGCAGATACTTCACTCGCAGCATGCCATCGTGATCGATCGCGTAGATTTCGCCATCCCGAACAGTCGTGTCGCCGGTGTCCACACCCACACAGGTACCGTCTGGCATGACGGGTTCCATGCTGTTGCCTTTCACAAATGCACAGGCGGCATTCTCTTTCTGCACCCCTGCCCTGGACAGCGTGGACTTGGCAAACCGCAGCTTCGCGCCTTGGTTCTCGATCACTTCCGTTTGCCCAGCTCCTGCCGCCAGCTCAACTTCCCTGAATAACGGCAACTCTACCTCGTCATCATCTAGTGGCGTATTGCTGTCCCAAACGTCCATGCGGCCGACAAATTCGAGCTCGTGCTTGTCGGGTTTACTGTGAATCGCTTTTGGCTTGTTAGTGGTAAGTAGCCAATCGGGTATTGCCACCTCTCCGCTTTCTACAGATGCAAACTCCTCATCTGAAAGACCGAGATGAGTTGCGGGGTCCAAACCATCCGCCTTTAAAGCCAAAACCATTTCGTCAAAGCGCTTTTCCCGATCCCAGTGCGCCTCAGCTTGGCCTTGCCGCTTTTGCTGCTTTCTAGCGTCAACAGCAGTCATTGGTCCCTCGCCTGAAATCAGCCAGGCAATACTAATATCTAGTGCATTCGCCAGCGCCTCCAGTTTATCGGTCGTTGGGTTTCGGCTGATACTTTTTAGTATGCGAGAAATTGTGGGCTGAGGGACGCCAGACATCTGTGCCAGCTTGTACTGGGTGACGCCTGCAGCTCCCATAGCTTTTTTTAAACGAACCGAATATTTATCTTCCATTCCGCAATCATACGCGGGCGCATAAATGATCGGTAGAGACATCAGCGTATACCCATTGCGTTAGTATATACGTTGTCGCATAATGCAAATTATGACAGCAACCACTTATGAAAAGATTAAAAAGCTAGAGGCCACCGGCTTATCGATTTCCGATATCAGCAGGCTTACCGGCGTTCCTCAGCCAACTGTCTGGCGCATAGCCAACAGAAAGCATGCTAACCCTCTAGAAAACACCGCTCACAAAATTGACCGGCTTTTCAAGCGTGAATTGTGTTCTGGCGTATCCAAAAAGCCCGGAACAGCCGCCTGATGGTTTCTATTAAAGCGTTTTCAGTCACGAAAGGTACCGCCCTGAAAGGTGGTGGCTATTTGTACAGTGTTTTGGATTACCGCGCCTTGCCCGCGGCATGAATCGGCAAGCCCCCAGCTGATGGTGGGTGTCATAGAGCAGAGGGTGTAGGAGCCCAGTGCGAATAACCACAGCTGCACAGCCAAAGAGCCCTCTCACCGCAGACAATCGCGGAACCTTGCTCAACCTGGTGATGTGCCGAGTGACTCACGAGACGAGTCAACTTTTCCCAAACAGGCGCAACGATGAAATCACTTGGCGAATGGAACGCATACGTTACAGCCGGTGCGAGTAAAGAAGAACGGAAGGCAAGGCTGGCGGAATGCCCGCAGGAACATCAGGAAAACGTGACACGTCACGTTCGTACAGTTTTCGAAATGCGCAAGCGGAGCAGGCAATGCCAGAACTCAAAACGATAGAACTGCCATTCCCGCCATCGGTGAACCACTACTGGCGCAGCACGGTTGTGAATGGCCGGCCCAGGGTGCTCATCAGCAAGCCGGGCCGGGCTTATCGCTCAGAGGTTCGTGCAAGGGTTCTGGAACATCTGCGATCGATGCCAGATCCGCTAACAGGGCGCGTCAGCTTGGAGATCACGGCATTCCCGCCTGACCGCCGCAAACGTGACCTCGACAACATGATTAAAGCAGTACAGGACAGCCTGACCTATGCCGGCGTTTGGCTGGATGACAGTCAGATAGATGTGCTGAAGATTTTAAGAGGAAATGTTGAAGCTGGCGGCTGCGTGCTGGTGACAATCAAAGAGCTGGCGGAAGCCTAAAACGAAAAAACCCGCCTGAACACTGGTTGCACAGCGTGGCGGGTAATCACCAACGAGGGATTGATTATGCAGGATTTGATATTGGGCAGCAAGAACAACGAGCCGACTATGAGTAGTCGTGACATCGCCGATCTCACCGGTAGCCGCCACGACAATGTAAAGCGATCAGCGGAACGGTTGGCATCTGATCATATTTTAACCTCTCCATTGGAGGGGTTAGATTTTGAGCACAAGGGCAATGCTTACCGGGAGTACCGGTTCAACAAACGCGACTCTTTGGTTCTGGTCGCAAGGCTATCACCCGAATTCACTGCTGCTGTGGTTGATCGCTGGCAGGAGCTGGAATCGAAAGCGCCCGCCCTGCCCGATTTTAGCAATCCAGCCATTGCCGCCCGTGCCTGGGCTGACGAGATGGAGCGCAAGCAGGTAGTACTGGCCCAACTGGAGCAAGCCAAGCCCGCCATTGAGTTCGTTGATCGCTATGTAACAGCCGAGACTGGATCTAAAGGCTTTCGCCAAGTCGCCAAGCTATTAGGCGTTAATGAATTCAAGTTCCGGGCCTTCCTTGAAGAAAAAGGGATCATGTACAAACTTGGCGGCGAGTGGACCCCATACCAGCAGCACATGGACGCTGGGCGCTTTGTTGTGCGCGCAGGTGTTGCCAAGAATGACCACGCCTACAACGGCGCTAAGTTCACCCCTAAGGGCATTAACTGGGTTGCGGGCAAGTGGGCGGTTAATAACCTACAAGGCGGTCTGGAGTGAGCACCATCGATCTATTAAGCCGTCCCATCGCGTTTCACCGAGCCTACGTTGATCTGGGCGTTGGTGTTACCGGTGCTCTAATGCTATCCCAGTGCTGTTACTGGCGCAGCCGTACTAATCGCAAAGATGGCTGGTTCTATAAGTCACAAGCCGAATGGCAGCAGGAAACTGGCCTTGGTCGTCGTGAGCAGGAGACCGCCAGAAAGCGCTTGGTTCAATCTGGTTTTTTGTCTGAAGATCGCCGTGGTGTTCCAGCCAGGCTTTATTTTCGCGTAAACACCGAGGCCTTGGAATCAGCGCTAACAGCGCTTGCCGCCAGTATGGCGGAATCCGCCAATCAAGGATGTACGGATCAGCCTTTCAGTATGGCGGAAAGCGCCAATCAAGAATGTACGAAAGCGCCAAACAGGGCCGGCGGAAAGCGCCAATCTATTACAGAGATTACTACAGAGACTACTCCAGAGATTACGGCAGTAGAAACGTCCGGACCTGATCGGCCGGACACATCCGGGGCCACCGCCACCGAATCTTCTGAACCTGAAAGCGAACCACTCCGTCCGGAAGCCGCCATTCAAAACGGTAAGCACTGGGGAACCGCTACAGACCTTGAGCTGGCCGAATGGATGTGGGCCAGCCTTTGCGAGCAACTGGGCGATGACCGCCCCCGTCAGCCCAACATGGCCAGTTGGGCAAACAGCATTCGCCTGATGCGTGAACGCGACAACCGCAAGCCGGTTCACATCAAAGCGCTGTTCACTTGGTGCAGGAAGCACGCGTTCTGGTCTGCCAATGTCCAGGGCCCCTGCAAGCTGCGCGAAAAGTGGAGCCAGCTGGTCACTCAGCGCAACAGTGATCGCGACATGGCATCACCAGCGGCGAGCCGCTCACAGCAGATCGAAGAACAAAACAAGGCGGTAGGCACGGCGTGGGCCGCTCGCAAGTCGCCAGACCTACCATCTGGCCAGGTGTATGACCATGAATGACCAAGACCGTTTCGAGTTTCAGGAAGTGTGGACCGGCGCTTACGCCCTATACGGCCGTTCGGTTACCGAATCGATGCTTGAGCTATCTTTTGCAGCGCTTCAGCACTACAGCATCAGCGATGTGAGCCGCGGCGTTACTGCACATATTCGCAACCCAGACACCGGCCAGTTCGCCCCCAAGCCGGCAGACGTTATCAAGCACATCTCCGGAAACAGTCAGTCTGCTGGCGGTGAGGCTTGGGCCAAAGTAGACCGAGCAGTCCGCTGCATTGGCAGTCATCGTTCGGTAGTGTTTGACGACCCTAAAATTCACGCCGCTATCGAGCGCCTGGGTGGCTGGCAGAAGCTTGCCCTTACGAGTGGTAAAGAATACCCATTCCTGCAAAACAAGTTCTTGAAGCTTTACCAGGGCTTCACCGTTCAGCCACCAACAACGTTCCCGCGAAAACTAATCGGCACCTGCGAGCATGAGAACAGCCTGACTGACACGTTTGGCCGTGGACAAGCCGGTGATGAGCCCGCGCTGATCGGCGATGTTGAGAAAGCCAGGCAGGTTTACCAGGGCGGAGGTGACCTCGGCGTTGCACAAATCAGCCAGCGCGGCACGCAGAAGTATTTGGAATCGGCCATATCCGGACAGATCAAGCGCATAGGTGGTGCCGCATGAGCCAGCGCCAAGGCGCGCCGGCGTGAAGAAAGCCGGGCCCAGCTTCCGCCAGCAGATCCGGCCGCTGAGATCCTGCCCGATCTGCAAAGCCAGCGGGATGATTCAGGGCCTGTTTCACCAGATGCCCTGCCACGACTGCAACGCCACGGGCCTGGTCGACAACGAAACAGGCGAGGCCCTGGCCCCCGAAAACATGGTGATTCAGTTGCGATTGCGCCTGAACCGCCAGCGTGAAGAAAACATCGAACTGCGCCGCCAGCTGCTAGAGCAGGCCAAACAAGACAGCGGCCGGGGTTATGGCCCAGGCGGTCAGCGATACCACGGAGATTGATTGTGCAGATTGAAACCCAGGCACCCAAGAAGATTCAGGAACGGCGGGAAAAGATAGAGCGTGACATCGCAGCGTTCAAAGCTAAGGGCGGCAAGGTGCAGTCGCTGGATAAGCTACGCCCTGCAACCCAGACCAAGCCGCGCTTTAACGCCGGCTGCACGGAGTAACCATGACACTCACACGCAAGACGCAGCTGGTTAACAAGACCCAACTCAAGACCAAGGCCCCATTGAAAGCCCGGTCACCGCTGAAAGCCGCCAGCCCGGGCCGTTCAACGCTCAAATCCAAGGCCTCGAAGCCTAGTAAAATACGGCTTAGTGCGAAGGGTGAGCAATGCCTCGTGCGCGTACCAGGTGTATGCATTGGTAATGCAGCCACGGTGGTTCTGGCTCATTTGAACGGCGCCGGCATTGGAACGAAGCACAGCGACCACCTGGGTGCTTACGGGTGTTCGGCATGCCACAGTTGGCTGGATGGCGGATACGTTCAGCAGGGAGTCAGCCGTGACACCCGCGACCTGTGGCACCTGCAGGCGGTTGTCAGGACACAGGATCTGCTGATAGAAAAAGGCTTCATCGAAATTAAGGGGGCAGCGTGAACACATTGCCATACGACGATGCGCGATGCTCTGCCCGCTTTGACTTGGAGCCCGATGGCCCGTGGTGCGAAGAGCGCCAAACCTGCCAGCGGTATCTCGCCTGGAGTAAATGGGATCAGCTCGCCGGTGTGCCTCACTACCGCGGTATACCGGTAACCATGGCCCGCGCCGACTGTGATATCAAAATCCCGACAGACGAAGTTGAACTGACGTACTGCCCGTCCTGCAAGCTGTGCATCATCGGCGAAGAAGAACTGGAGTTCCTGGGCTGGCACGGCTACTGCGTGGGTTGTGATATCGGAGGCATAAGGCCGGAGGAGGAAGAGTGAGCGAAACCAAACCTGAGTACCGCATAACCGGCGTTAAGTACGACACCGACAAGCCTGCTATGGACCTGATCCCGCCTCTCATGGAACTGGAAGTGGCCCGGGTGCTCACCGCCGGCGCCAAAAAGTACAGCGCCGACAACTGGCGCAAGGTGCCAGACCTTCGCCGGCGCTACATCGCTGCAGCTAAGCGCCACATTAACGCGCTGCAGCAGGACATCATGTGTGACGAAGAGACCGGCCTGCATCATGCCGCGCACGCTGTGTGCTGCCTGATGTTTTTGGGTGAAGTGGAGCTGGAAGTTAACACTGATTGATCGTCCCAACGTGAACCAGGCACACCAGCGCGGAGCTGATATGGCAGAGCAAAATCGCAGAACGGTACAGCAGATACGGGCCCGGGAAGCGGCACAGCGGGAAGTGGATCGTTACATTGCCTACGTTAACCGAGAAGACACGATTGACCAGATTTCGCGTGAAAGCCGCAGCATTATGGGCGCCTGGGCTGACTTCGAAGGCCGCCCGCCCTCTGGCTCTGGCTTTAGTGAGGTTTGCCGCTTGGGAGACAAAGTGGACAAGATGAAGCGACAGAAAATGCCGGAGGAATTCACCCTCGCCTTCGAGCGCCTTCGGGCCATGGCTGAAAAGTCACCTCGCCGGGTAACTGCAATTTGCGTTGACCGGGCATACCGCAACCGCATCAAGGTAGCGATCGACCCATTCACAGAACAGCGGCTAGAGATTCACTGGAATGATTCAGCCTGCGCAGAGCTTCTGAATTGCACTGTCAAAGCGTTTCAAAGGCGGGTTAGCAAGGGGTATTCACAGTTGGAGTGCATCTTGGGCTTTCGGGTGCCAGAAGCCGCTTAAACACCAGATGTTGACGCCAGGGGTCCAGTACGTACATTATGTTGTAGCTGGTAAAGACTACCAATTAAAACCGCCCTCACCTGAGCTGGCGGTTTTTTTGTGCCCAAACACCCGTAACCCCCTCGCTACACCTTGCCGCTATCGAGCGGTTTTTATGTTTCTGGAGCCTGCATGAACTGGAGCAACTACCCGAATTTCAGTGTCGGCGAATTTCGCTGCAAGCACACAGGGCAAATGCGAATGGATGCTGACTTCATGGATCGACTGCAAGCGCTGCGCACGGACTACGGCAAGGGCATGGTTATCAGCAGCGGATACCGCGACAAGACTCACCCCATTGAGGCGCGTAAGAGCGAGCCAGGTGCGCACAGTACCGGCCATGCGTGTGATGTGACTGTGCGTGGCGGGGATGCCTTAAAGCTGATTGGGCTTGCGCTAAAGCATGGATTTACCGGCGTTGGCGTCAAACAGTCGGGCGATAGTCGATTTATCCACCTCGATGATTTGCAGAACAAACCGAATCGCCCGCGTCCCTGGGTGTGGAGTTATTAATTCACCGCTGGCCGAGGCCGGAAAACAATGGATAGAGGAATGTTCGAAAAGACGATCATCATGCTAATAGCAAAGATTGCTGAATACTGGGATGCATTGCTGGCCGTGGTCATCGGCGTTCTCGGCGGTGGCTTGGCATACTTGGGCGAAGTCAAAAGCGGGTCAAGACAGTGGGATAAGTGCGCGTTTGCACTATCTGTGACCTCTGCCGGCTTCTTTGCGTTCGTCACGTACATGATTTGCGTTGAGTTATTCCAGTGGACCCCAGGGTTGTCAGTGGCCTGCTCTGGGATGGTTGCGCACCTGGGCGCTGAAAAAGTCAAAGCGCTTCTGACCGAGTTCTTCACGCGCAAGCTGAAATGATATTCAAGGCCGTCAGAGGGCGAATCAAAATGGTCGTGTACGCGGTTGCCGGAGCATCCCTTCTAGCAATGTGTTCCGTGATCTGGTGGCTTTATGCCGATAACCAGAATCTCGCAGGCGAGACCCAACGGCTGAATCAAATCAATTCGCAGTTGGCAGACAGTGCAGAAAGCCAGAAAGCCGCTGCAGATACGCTGCAGAAAGAACTCATCAGCCGCGACGAGCTGGCAAGACGGCACATCGAATCACGCAAAACCGCAGAATCAAAGCTGACCCAGGCAAGGCAGGCTCTTCATGAAGCACTCAAAGACAATCAGTGTGCTAGTGAGTCTCACCCTGCTGCTGTTGGTGACTGGCTGCGCAAGTCCTCAGACGATCTATAAGACCAGCACCGTTTACCTGCACCCACCAGCCTTCCTGCTCTCTGAGTGCCCGGTACCTGAGTACACCGGCACTGAGTGGTTGCACGTGGCAGAGTACGCAGGGCAACTGCAATCAGTGCTTGGCGTCTGTAACGGCGACAAGGAACTCCTTAGAGACTGGGCAACCGAACATGAATGATGAACAGATTGCACAACTGATCGAAGCGATCAGCCAGCAGACTGCAGCTCTTACCCGGCTGGCTGACAGTAACGCGGCATTGGTCGCGGCTATGTCTGAAGGCGACGATAGCGATATGGATGATGAGTCAGCGCCCTGCTCATACCTGGATGGGTCGCCGGCCTAATGGCAATGCGCCCGCTTAAGCCCTGCGCTGCACCCGCCTGCTCTGCACTGGTTAGAGGTAAGCGCTTCTGTGGTGAGCACGAACACCGAGCCGAGCAGCCCAAGCGCGCGCATGATCAGCGTCGAGGAAATAGCAGCCAGCGTGGGTATGGGTACAAGTGGCAGCAAGCCCGCGCCCGTTTTCTGCAGATCAATCCATTGTGCGTAATGTGTGAGGCGGAAGGCCGGGTTAAAGCTGCAACTGATGTGGATCACATCATTCCACACAGAGGTGATACGAAGCTGTTCTGGGACGAGTCTAACTACCAGTCACTGTGCCACAGCCATCACTCAGAAAAGACCGCCAGCGAAGACTCAGGCTTTGGAAATCCACGCGCAGGAGGGAGGGGGTATGCAAATCTCTAGAAACTTCAGCAACCTAGACAGATCGGA